CTTTAGGCTCTTCTGAAACCTCTTCATACATAGCACTAAGGTCATCAGTGTCAAAATCTATTGTTTTACTCTCTGGATCACAGTGAATATAACCTTTCTTTTTCCCCGTGAAATAGACAATACCATCCTGAGGCAACCGCTGCAGAGCTTCAATCATCTCTGCAACAGTTGTTCCTTCACACCTCACTCTCTTGTTAATGTCTAACATAAGACTCCTCCTTATTCCGTCACTTTAATGACGTAGATTTTATTTCCACGTTTAGCGTATTTAATAACTTCTTTTTCGCCTTCTTCATTGAGTCTCTTGCAACAATTCATTACTGCAGAAGCTCTTCTTTTAGCTTCAGCCTCATCATCGTACTCAAAGCACATGTTGGCTCTACTTGTTTTCATAAACTCAACAATAGCTCTTCCCTCTTCTGAAGTAACGAGACCTCTTCTATTTGCTCCTAACTCCTCAACCTGTACATCATAGCTCATTTTCATAATTTTAGTTCTCCTTTTCTTGTTTATTTAAAATTAATAATTTTAACGAATTCAGCGGCACCATAAAACATCTATTGACAGGATTAACATTCTCCATTACTGGATAGTAGACATTCACCCAATCATTTATTTGTTTTTCTCCAGTTAATGTAAAAATTCTATTTTCCCATCCTGGAGTAAAAGTGTTTTTCATAATAACTTGCAAACCTTTTTTATTCGGAATCATATTATAAACCCGTTTGCTTTCCAACAAAGTTAATTGGTTTACCAGTAACCTTGTTAATGCCATGTCCTACTACTTCTAAAACATAATCTTCCCAGTAGTCACCTTTCTTCCAGTAATCGGTATCTTCTTCATAATAACCATCAATGTGTTTAACAACAAATGTCACAGTTCCCTTGAAGTCTTTAATCCAAGTAGCCATCCATTTATTTTTTAAATGATAATCAAATTCCGGATTATATTTCAAAACTTCATCTAATAAAAACACTGACACTAAACCAGCATCTGCGCAAAACTCACCAATAGCTTCTTTTGTATCACTGTCAAAAGTAGTACAACTCCAATCTCCATAGAGAGTATCTCTTGTCATATAGTGAGTTATTCCAAGTGCTTCCATATTCTCTCCGTAGGCACATGTTGCCCAATCATCATCTTCTTTCATGATATAACAAGGATCTGTGATAATAATATCTCCATCAAATTCCATTGGCTCTCCATCTAAATATGCATCAATCCAATTTTTCTTGGTGTATTTATAAAACAGCTCTTCAATTCCTGTAAGTTCTGATAATTCTTTATATTCTTCATAAGTTTTTGTAGAATCATCCACATATTTCATAATAAGTACCATGTCTAATTCATGTATTGTAGTAGTATAACAAGGAGATTCGAGACAATCCATGATTTTCTCAAATTCCTTATCATCCAAATGCAGCTTATTCCTAAGTATTTTTTCAATCTCAGGACGAACACTTTCACATTCTTTTGTTTTCTGTTCTAACCAAGCTTTATCCATTCTTCTTTCCTCCTTCAATTTGGTTCATCATAGCTGAGTCCTGCACTTTCCACATATTCATTTAATGCTAAAAACATATCTTCTTCCAACTCTTCTTTCCATCTGTTACTCCACCAATCCACATCTGCTCCAGTCCCAATATATTCAATGGGCTCCCAATCATTCTCCGTTTTTAAACAAGTAAAATATTCAATAGTCGGTTTATATGTTGGTATTTCGTTAAACATTCCGAGAACAGAAATGTTTACTTCAATATCAACATACCCTATTTCTAACACAGCTTTCCCTATAAGAGGACCATTATCGAGATTAATTTCTAAATGTTCTTCTCTTATATCTCTTATTAAAAGCTGGATTCCGGTGAGTCTAAAACGATAATCCGGACGCTGTTTAGCTTCTTCAAATGTCATATTAACACCTCGAATATAATTCAATTTCTATATGAATATACTTACCCATGTTTCCTTCTAAGATTTTTAACAGATCATGACCACCACATTTGAATTCTTCTTCAGTCCAAAGATATCCAGTATAATCACTATACCTATGATAATATTCAGACTCAGTGATTCCTTCCATTGATACAATCTTTGTCTCATCAATGTGATCCATATCAATAGGTGTATCTCCTGTAAGCATTTGAATACTTGCATATCTGTCAAGCCACCCGCATCGACTTTCCATTTCTTTTGAAAAAGCAAATCCATTATTAGATACAACAATTTCTTCACCAGAAAATCTTTTTACTTTCTGAATATTTTGTATTCCAATAATGCTATCAGCAACATCTCCTGTGTTTACCCACCCTACTTTTCCATTGAGAATAATAGTGTCCTCTAATTTATACCCTTCTTTCATGTCTATAATTCTCCTTTCTTTTCTCTATAGTATTCCTCAAATTGTGTTCTCCATATATAATAGAGTAATACTTCAAAGCTTCTGATAATGGTATCGGATTCCCATCTAAAGAATACCCATAACCATGGCCACATTTATGCTTGGAATTTATGAAACTTATTGGACAATTAGTGCATAAATGTCCAGAACAGATTTCCCTTAACTTGAAATATATTTCATATCTATCCATGTCTTCTCCTATAGATCAATGTGCTTAAAGGAAGTTCTAACATCTGACTATTCCAACAATATCTTGCTTCTTTTATTTGATAAAACTTATCTTCATTCTTATAGAATGTATCTTGTATCGTAATTTTTTGATCACACAATTTTTTCATTTGCTTATTAAAACCGCAGATGACATTCGGCATTCCACTAGAGTTATCAGAACCATATTCTTCCATTAAACGAGCAAATGATTTTACTTTATATTGCCCGCCAAGTTTAAGAAATTTAAGTTTATCTGTATTCATTATTCATCCTCTCATATAGCTTTCTAAACTTTACAAAATCTTCTTGTTTACCTCCATTGTCAGGATGAGCTTTAACCATTGCGTAATGAACAGCTTCTTTTATGTCTGATGTAGTAGGCTTTAATGCATCAGGTTTCATTAGTAACTTTACATAATCTCGGTATACGCTAGAATAACTCAAGCGTTGGGTCTCGTTCTTTATTTTTAGTTCTTCTACTTCCATTTTCAAATTTATATTTTTGCTTATGCAAGCGAATAAAATTATCAATGTCACTATTAATACAGCACTTAGCCCAATTGTTAGCATAAATCTTTCTCCTCTTTTGTGCACAAGACAATTTCTCTTCTGATCGGGCATCCACCTAAGCAATCACACTGACGACTACAACCTCTACAAGAATTCCTGAAATGGCTTCTGAAATCATCGAACACATCTGAATCCCATGCTTCCTGAATAGTGTGTTCATTAAGATCAACTGCCCACTTAAGTTCCTGATTGTCAAAGCTGCATGGCAGCATCTTCATATCAGAGGTAATATACCCAGAAAATCTTGCTCCTTCACACGGTTCCAGAGTAGAATTTAAAATCTCTTCTGTAAAATTCAACAGTCCAGGCACAGAACATGAATCAAATCCAATCTGAAATTTATAATCATGTTTATCAATCAAAGAGAAAAATTCTTTGACTCTTTCATCATCAGGAGACAATACATTTGCCTGAGTTCCTAAACCTACTGGCTTATGCAACAAGAAAATTACTGCATTGATACCATCAGGAAAATCTTCCTGCTGCAAATGTTCAATAGCTTCATCAATAGAATTCCGTCCAAGGACATAATGAATATTGGTAGTGACTCCTGCAGACACTAACATATCAATCGCTTTCCCTGTATATTCACTTCTGTACCAAGATATAGCTACAGCTCCGCAATATTCTTTACATAAGGAAACAATTTTTTCATTGAATCCTAAACCAGAACTTGTAAAGTTTGGCACAATCCCTTGTGAACAACAATACTTAAGGATTTCTTCAAAATTTTCATGCTGGTCTACATCTCCTCTGCCACCAAGAGCAAACTGAAATGTTTTCCCTTTACATTCATCTACTATTCTCTTGAAATTCTCAAGGGACATGTTAGGCTCCTGTGTGTGTAATCCATTCTGATAACACTGAACCCCTGACTGAATACACAAACCAGATGCCCCATGGACGCAATGTCCCATAACACCAATATCTAACAAAGCAGGAAAATTTCTCATAAATGGTTCCTTTCCTGTTGTTAAATCATCAGACCGGATATAGAATCCTGTCTCCGGATTAAATGTTTCTACAAAGTTGTTTTTCTTATCATAGTATCTATACATTTTTTCTTCTCTCCTTAATCATAGTTTCTAATTTCCCAGCGATTGGAATAAGCATCACTTCATCCCAACAGAAATAAAGCAGTTCTCTATTTTCATCTTCGTCTCCCGTAATAGTTTCTAAATCATATATGTTATTAACGGGATCATATATTGCTTTAATTCTGTACTCTTTCCCACAAAAATATCGCATATCTGGAATAAAACTTGATGGCGTGTCTATAGTTCCATCTGTAACTCCGTACTCCTGTGCCATCTGCCCCCAAGATTTAACTCTTACTTTCTGTCCTACTTTATACATTCCTGTCTCCTTGTGATTAACATTGATAAGTCTCCTTTTTCAAACATCTCACTTGTAAAAGTCCATGTATCTGCAGTATTCAAATAATAATAGATATCATCAAATTTCTGTATAGCACGTATCCGCAACTTTTGGCCACAATATTTTTTTCATTTCTCTTACAAAACCGCAATTGTTACATCGAATAGCACCATAATAATTAACACCAAATTCTTTAACCATATCATCCCATTGACGAATCTGAACTATGTCTCCTACTTTGTATCGCTTCATATAAATCTCCTAATGGTGTGATCATGTCTGTAGACCACATATATCTACCGTTATCTTCTTCGATTCTAAAAACATTGTCGTATATAAAATATGAAACAGTTATAGTAGTTCCACAAAATCTACACATGTCTTTAACAAAAAATGCCAAACATGGTATATATATTTCATCCCCAGTTTGAGCAATTCCAAATTCTCTTTTCATATCATCCCAAGAACGAACTTTATACTTTTGTCCTACTTTCATTTCTCACCTCAATCATTTTTCGCAAACCAGATGTGAACAACATATTTTCAGTAAACAAAAATTGTTGTGAAATTTTCATATCTATCCCTTGATAAACTCCTTCATGATAAGGATACTTTCCAATTATACATATCTTGTCCCCACATAAAATCTTCATCCTAGATAAAAATAGTATTTCTCCGAAATCTAAAGCTCCTGGATAATCACCATTGGAAGCTTTTTTAAGCTCCTCCCAAGTTTTTAAATAATATGTTTTCCCTATTTTTAGCATAGTCTTTACCCAACCATCATGACATCAACTGCATTCTTAAATTTTCTCAGCATTTCTGGATTGGAAGAAATGATTTTCTTTCTTCTTGCTCCTACTTTGCCATGTTTGTTAATATAACGAACTTCTAAATTATGCCAATTGATCGGACTCATTTCTCCCATTTTTTTGTATACTTTTCTATATGTAACCATTCCTCCGTTGCTCTTATCTCCATATTTTTCTACGAGAGGAGCAATAATAGAATCTGTTGCATCCTGATTACAGATTGATTTATATTTTTCATAGAGATCTCCTAACGCAGCACTGAAGATAGATCTCAAAGTATCATTGGCATAGACAACATCATAAGTACTAAATTTACTTACTGGATTACATTTTTCTTTGTAGTCTTTCACTTCCTGATCCCAACAGATACCATAGTTTTTATTCATATACTTATATACAGTTTTCATTACAGAGCCACGATCAGAGAACTTGTCACAAGTGGTAAGAGCATCAATCATCTGGTACATATCATTTTTCCATTTTTTACCTGGATCCTCTACTTTCTTTACTGGAAGAGGTGTCGTAACAGCTTTCTCTTGAACCATCATAGAAGCTAAACGCCCCATATCTTCAAAGATTTTATCTACTTTTCTTTCTAGTACTTCAATTTTGTCATTAAAATCCGGAAGCTGTAACTGAATAACATTTGGATTATTAACTTTTTTCTCAAGGAAAGCTGCTGCCAATACATCTTTTGCCTTGAGCTGATATGCTACAAGTTTTTCTGCTATTCCCGGCATTTCCTTTCTCATAGTTGGAGTAATTGAGATTTTAGCCAACCATAATGGCAGATAGTCTAACTGTAAGCACATAACATTCTGATTCCCGCCATTGGTAAGGAGGGTAAAATTTTGTACCCCCTTTGAAATTACTGAATCCGTCTGCATTTTTCTTCTTTCATATTTAATCCGGTTATCATCTAAACCGATAGCTTCACATACCCAGCGAGCACCAACCCAAATATTTCCATCAGGATCCTGTGCTGCTTTAAGAATATCTCCGTTAAATTCTACTTCTTTTGCTATTAATTTATCCATATTGATTTTCCCCCATTGATATAAATTTTCTTGTATTAGCATCCAATTTAAAATTCTTCCAGCTTCTTTTCTGCTGCTTCACGGGTGAGGAATACCAAATCATTTAATTCCCCGAGCCACTCATCATGATTTGCCCACAAAAACTGTTTACCATTTTTGCCGCATTCAATTCCACATACCACGTTTTCCCGAATATCCATGCCGCATATGTCCCATACAGTTGTACCAACAGGACAAGGCAGCCTCACAAGCAAGCCCTGTTCTTCTGCTTCTTTGTAAGATTTTAATTCTTCAAGCCACTCCGCAAGCTGCATATGTTCTTCCGCACATTTTATACAATTAGTCTTTATATCATCATCTATATAATCAATTGACTCAAAATCTGCACCTCTATAATTCTTTTCCGCTACTTCTTTTGCATGGACAATAGCTTCTTCAAGTGTTAATCTCTCCATCTATTTTTACCTCTTTCAATTTCTCCACCACCAACTTCAAAGATTCAACAAATTCATCATTTAACGCTGCACGATCTGGATTCTCGATAAATTTTTCAATCGTGCTAATTGCTTTCTCTTCGGGTGAAGGGACTGTAAGTCTTATTGATTTTGCAATTTCAAGAACTTCATCTATATTATCTTCCCAATTATATATATCACACAAATGCTTCTTGCACCTAGTATTGCTTTCACTCAATACGCATTCTGAACAGTTACATCCTCTACAATTGCGTATATCTGCAATACGATTAGCAAACTCTCTTGCCGTCATTTCTTTTGTCCCGAGGAGTTCTGAAGCTTCGTAGAAAGCATCACACTCTACTCCGATACGTACGCTGTGCACCACATCTTTGTTATTACAAAATTTTAAAATATCTGGAAAATGTTGTCCTGGCAATGGTTTACAATTGCCTTCCGAACACCAATGAAATCCCTGTTTCTCAGCTTCTTTGAGAAGCATTTCATTTTCTTCTTCTGTCTTAACCAAGATACATGTATTTCTTAAATCAACCATCTGCGTTTCCTCCTTTAATTTTGCTAATACAAGTGTTCCAACCTCGAATCCATGCAAGACTAAGTTTACTTCTCCAATATTCCTCTTTTTTTCTCCTCCGGCAACGGGTTCAATGGGCACCCTTTTATTAATTTATCCCATGAATCACCGGCGTTTAAATTTGCATCTTTATCTTGTACCATACATTCATCTGCCTCATTTAATAATGGACAATCGCTACAATGCTCTGGTGTATCAATCACTAATATTGATTTGCTCATTCAGTTTCCACCACCTTTCACGATTTGCATAACCGTCTGATATAGCGCAGCATTTCTTCCAACCAGTTTTGTTATGTATGTATCCAACTGCTCCACAACTGCTTCCACATCATAGGCGGTCGGCTGCGCATCAATCATTTTAAACGCACTTTCTGCCGTAATTAAACTGTCTTTTCCTCCAACTTGCTTGTAAAATAACTCTTCATTCATTGCATCCGCATCAATCAGTCTCATATTCCTCACACTCCAGTTTTTTCAAATCCTCAATGCGCCAAGGTTCTTCATCTTCCCATTTAATAAAATCAAACATATTACCAAAAATATCTGCTAATATCTGATAACTACCGTCTGGACAGCCCCAATAACCCATCACTCGTTTTGGCTTTTCAGTATACACATAAAGTTTATCATTTTCATCTCTTGCAATATATTTGCTCTTTGGTAAAAGCATATTAAGAAATTTCTTCTCTCTTGATGTAATTGTAGGCTTCTCTACATATTCTGATTCGCACCATTTAGGGATAAGCTCGTCTTTTTTACAAGTCAGAGCTTTCCCAAATGTACATCCGGTACATATAAGATCTCTACAATCAACTAAGTTTCCGCTCTTATCAATTGCAATAGTTCCGCCGCTACACGCAATATCTAAAATTTCTTTTGCGAACTTTTCTCTATTCTTCATAAAAAATCACCTCATTTAATACTTCCAGAAGTAAGAATCGTTGTAAGTCGTTCTTCCAGCTTCTTCATCAGTTCCTCTCATAATTCCTAGTACCATATAACGATCCTTATCCTAATTCAGATCATCTACATCGTCGTCAACAACTTGAGCGTCATCGAAATCAGACCAGTCAAACTCGCTATCCGACATGTTTTCTGCTTTCTCAACAGCTTCTGCATCTGTTTCAGCTTCTACTACTACATAACCATATTTGACAACCATAACTCTTTTTTTCACTTGCATTTCCTCCTTAGATTAATCCATGTTTTTCACAGAAATTCTGCATAGTATCAGCAACACTGTTACCCATATATTTCCGTACCATAGATACGTTGATACTTGCTTCCAGCATTTCCATGTATACGTCCAGCTCATCGGTACCATTTTCGATGGCATCGCCAAAACGGGACTGAATCTCATCTGACATGTCCGTGTCGGATTCGCATTCAAGCCATACAGGATCAATTCCTTTGGCTGCTATAACGAACAAGACAGGGAAGCCGCCTTTTCCGCTCAATAGATAATTTCTCTTTTAACATAATTGTTCCTCTTTTCTTTTCAGTATTAAATTTCCTGGCGCGCTCACTATATCCTTGCATTGATAATCACGATTATAGAAATCAGCGGAAGAATTATAACGTACTCCATAGTGTTCATCAAAACGTAATCTTGTTGGAAAGTCACAAAGTATATTGGTTAATTTAATTCCGGTTGCCCATGTGAAACCTTGATTTTGAGCTTCCTTAGTCAATGCAATATATTCTGCTTTATTATTTACTAAAACAGTACATTTTCTCAAATCTATCATTTACTCCCCCCTCTGATCTCTATGAGTCTTCGCACTCCTTTGAATAAAGCCATGCAATTAGGATAATCTCGTGCACATCTGCCACGCCTAGAATTCCAATATGTTTCATATCTCCTATTAAATTCTAATCTCGTTGGAAAATGGCAGCAGATTCTATTTAAAGAATCTCCACTCGCCCATCTAAAGCCTTGTTTCTTAGCAATTTTAGTTATAACCCTATATTCCTTCACATTGTTAACCAATACTGTACTATCTCTCAGATCAATCATAACTTTCCCTTCTGTCTTATAATTATCAATTCTTGTAATTTACTCATCAAATCTTTACAATGATAATCACAATATTTTTCATAGTATGGCCCAGATGTGACCTTACCTTTTTTATCAAAAAACAATGTTCCAGGAAATGGACAGTAGATATAATCTAAAGAGTCTCCAGAATTCCACTCACATCCTTGTTCTTTCGCAATCTGAATTACTTTTTCATATTCTTTTTCATCTTTAACTCCCACAATACAGTCTCTAAGTTCAATCATTTCCACCCCCAACCTTTCCAGATAAGCATTTTCTTCAAATTTTTACATTTGATGAAGCTTGGTGTATACTCTTTTGTCTCTTCACAATAGCCGAACCATCTGCCTGATACGTCTTGATGAAGTTCATATATTTTCATGAGGTCGCCTCCCTTGTCATTACTAAATATCTCAAACTATTTGCCGGAAGTAACATTGCATTGTTAAAATACCATGATACTTCTTCATCATCTATTGATAAGAAATATTCATCTAATACAAGATCTGTAATTCTAGTTACTACACAAATTTTTCCACAAAGTTTATACATGCGGCTGTTAAAAAATAATCTTCCCATTGAATTTTCATAATGGTAATACCACCCGCCAACTAAATTTTTTCTAATCACTACTCTGTCTCCGACTTTATATCTCATGATTTTCCTTTCTAATTTCTACAAGTCTACTTAAATTTCCTACTGGAATAAGTGATGATCTGTACCAGTATCCTTCTGGAGTACCAGATAGATAGTAACCTGTATAACTTATTCTATTGATTCTATAAACTTTTCCGAGATACTTCACCCCTATCTCATGAACTGCTAGGTTACGTTTTATACGGACCCAATCTCCAACTTTTAATTCTTTTTTCTCTTGCATATAAGTCCCCCTAGACATTGAACAGGTTCTAACATTATGTCACTGAAAACCCACTCGCATGTTTCATCTCCTAATGCTAGTCTATAGTTAACATAGCCAGAATAAAATGATGAAACTTTATCTATGATTTTATATGCATGGCCACAGAATTTTTGCATGTCAATGTTAAAAAACAAATAATTATTATCACTACCATCATAATAATATCTTGTATTACCTTTCAAATCACTTCTAACTCTTACTATGTCTCCTATTTTATATTTCTCTTGCATATCAAGCTCCTTAACCCATCAACAGGTATCAACATTGCATCATTAAATACCCATCTGGATGCATCTTCTCCCAGAGATAAACTATAAACTTCACAAACATAATCAATTGCTACTATTTTGTACTCTTCTCCACGAAATTTTTCCATTGTATGAGCAAAATACAACTCTTCACGAGATGGATCTGAAAATGGATAATATCGTCCACCAACTAAATCTGTCCGGACCATGACTCTATCTCCAACTTTATATTTCATGTTTCCTCCTCTTATCAATTAGTGCAGTTAGTCCTTTGTAAGGAATAAATTCCTCTGCTGGAAACCAATAATCACTAGCTTCTTCCAGTTCATAAGCTTTTCTTCCAGAAGTTAGTTTTATAATTGATTTTATAGTACATATATTTCCTAATAGATAATTTATATCTACGCCCCATAGAATACGAGGAGTATTAGATCTAAAAATTACTTTATCTCCTCTCTTCATATTGCCTTCTTTCATGGATAGCTAAAAATAAAGTACCTTCTGCAGGAATAAACATATCCAACTTAAAAATATATCCTGATTCTTTAACACAACAATAAGCCTCAAAACCTCTAGGGTTATTTATGGATATTATAGTCATAATTTTTCCTTTAACTTCTTCCACAGGAATACACCATATGCATCCATGCAATCTAGGATCAACTATTACTTTATCTCCAACTTTCATCTTATTCCTCCAATATAAAATCAAGTACTTCTACAATACCCATACCTGATATATCTAATAGTTTCATTTCCTTTGAAGCATACTGTACAATACAAATCCCGTCCTTGATTGTGCAGCTTATTATGCTTCTCTTTTTTAATAACTTATCTAATTCCATAATAGCTCCTTGATAATTCTCTTGGGGAGTCGAACCCCAAGAGAACTGTTTATTTTATTGTTTACTCAGCATCTGGAAGATAGAACTTTTTGATTCTATCCTCTCCTACAGCTTCGACAGCAGCCATTGCTACCTCATGAGAGCTGAAGTAAATACCATCTGTAATTTTTCTTCTGCTCCATGTGGAATCAACTTTCTCTGTCTCTCTGTTCCAGCAGAGTTTGTATTTTCTCTGAGAGTGATCATCCCAATCAATCTCATCGTTGTGATCAATAGCGAAGCGTTTAAGCTCTGCTACAATCATCAGATACTCAGCAGCTGCGTCTCTCTCTTCCTCAGTCTTGAAGCAGTTGCCTACTGCTAAACGCATCACATCTTTCTGGTTCTCTGCTGTGAATACTCCGCCATCTTTCTTGCCTGTACCCCACAGATAGAAGTACTGCTCACCTTCTGTTGGCTCCCAATGTTTCTGTACTGTCTCTGGTGCAGAGAGCATTCCCTGAAGTGCTCCGATGAGTTCTTTAAGCTCGTCCTGTCCAAGTGCTGCCATAATGTTTGTAATAATAGTTGTGTTGTTCATCATAATCTTAATCTCCTATTCTTGTTTAAAATTTGTTTTTTTGTTGTTTGTTTCACCATATTCAGTTGTAATTTTTCTATATTCAGTTGTAATTTATATGAAAACCTCTTAGTGGGCTAGAGGTCAATCATATACTTTGGCATAAACATTCCTCCTTTACTGTGATTTTATATCAATAATGTCACAAGCAGAATAATACTGATAATGACTTAAAGCCATACCAATTGCTTCCATTTCATTTATTGCGAGGATTTCACAACAGATTTCATTTCCGCTGTAAGTCTGAAGATAAATATGGAAAAATTTCTTTGCCTTCTCCTCTTTCGAGAATATATAAGTACAATCATCTGTATAAGCTGTTGTGTAATCAGTGCTAATAAGTGATGCTTCTTCATCATAATCTCTCCACCAGTTTCCATAACCACCATAGGCAGCTTCAATGTACTCAAATGGTTCCTCGCATGGTAAAGCAAGAATCTTTTTTGTTTCTTCAATTGTAGAAAGTAATGCTTCTACATTAATTGTTTCTCTTGTAGTATGTTCATCAAAATATCCAGAGGATAAATTGACTGCCGCTACCCCAAGTGCCGGAGCAATTGTTGATATATCACTCACAGAACCCCATGCTGTTTTGAAATATCCCGTAGACTCTATGAACTCTTCAAAATCTGGATTATCACAAGAGTAGAATACACAGTCATTGGTTCCTCTTCTATCAATTTCTATGATGTAATTTATATCATTGTTTACTATGTAGTCACTTACAGCAAACTTCTCAGCTCCTACGCATCC